TATCATCCTCTCCAATTTTAAGCTCGTCCTTTACTTCATCTACTATGGTATGTATCGGCCCATTACCTTTAAAACCGCCCCATACGGCCTCCGCCCCGGACATACCGGAAGAAAAGGTTTTTGTATTTGCATAAAAGCTTTCAAGTTCGGCATCTCTTGCCGCTCTTTCCTGGTCTCTTTTTTGGGCGTCAATCTCCGCCTGTTGGGCAATTTTATCAGCAAACGAAGCTTTATCAATAGTGCCGATATTAACTCCCGGAATTTTATTCACTAATTCAATTAAGGAGTTAATCTGGTCAATAGCAAAATTGACCATTGACTGAAATGCTTGCATTACGGCGACTTTAATTGCCACCGCAACATCCACAATGCTATCTTTAATTTTATACCATTGTTTTACAATAGCGCCACCTGCTTCGCGATTCTTTTGCCATAACTCAATTAAGTTAAAAATAATTTCATTCAATCCAAGCGTTACAACTGTCATCACTGCACGGATTTCTCGCCAGTTATTCTTTACAAAATCAATAATCCCTGTTAAAATGGGCATTATAAATTCTAAGGCATCCACAATTAACGGGATACCAGTATTAGCGACCCACTCAATAACGGGGACTAAATAATTGAATAGCTGCTGCAAAATTGCTTGAATGCGGGGCAGTTCATTTGTAAGGGATTGATAAATGGAAGTAAAGGCATTTGCGGTGGTGGCCCCCACTTCCTCCATCATATGTCCCCATACGTTTCTAAATTGTGCTCTTGCACCGGCGCTTGATTTAGCCATATTTTCGGCAAGCCCGCCAAAAGAATTTCCAAGCAGGTTCACTAAAACTTCGGTCTTTTGCGCCTCGGTGCCGGTTTCTAAAATTCTTTTTTGCGCCTCGCTCATTCTAATTCCATAACGGGTAAGAGCGGCGGTTTGTCCATTTAAAGTTTTTCCCAATAGTTGGGCGGTTGTAATCATTTGCTCTTCGCTTACGTTTACCCCATACATCCCAACGGAAAGGTCACGCAAGGCCGGCAGCAACCGTTGAATGCTTTGTGTTTGTAAACCGTAGGTCGCTAATTGAGAAGCGCCGGCAACCGTAGCGGTTCCAGCAACTACCGTATTTTGCTCCCCTTGCTGGGCTAAACGATTTATCTCGGCTTGCGCCCGTATTCCTTCTTCCCGCGTTCTTACTACATTACGTAATTGAGAAGCAAGACGCGTTTGCATAGCATCACTGGAATATGCCGCTTCATTAAATTGTTGAATTACTTGTAAAACACGCCGCGCGCCATTTACTCCGGCATTAAATAATTGTAAAGCCGCTTGCGCGCCCATCAAATTTCCTTGCCAGGATTTAAGACTTACACCAACAGCATCACCCTCACTTTTGGCATCCTTCATCCCGGAAACCATCTTGTCAAGCGAATTATTCGCCTGTTTAATTGCGTTATTTGCGGCCTTAAACGCTTTTTCTTGCGCTACCCTATTAGATTCCACGTTAAGCGATTTCATTGCCTTTACGGTTAAATCTAGGGAGCGAATAATTTGAGATAAAACGGGAGTCATCTTATCTTGCAAAGAAATTGAATTTGTGACGTTTGCCATAAGATGACTCCTTTTAGTTTAATTTTTTATCCGGGCTTTTGCCCGTTCTATTTTTTCTTGACGTAATCTCTCGTCTATAAGCGCCATTACAGCGCCTTTTTCTTTTGGTTCTAGTTCGGTAAACTGGGAGGGCGTCCAGTGAAACTTATGTAAGCAATAATAACTGTACCAAGCTTCAGCGTCGTCCTCCTTTAAGAGTTTTTTACCGTTTCCTTAGCTTCTTCTACCGAAGTATTAAAACCAGATAAATCACTGATTTTAGAAGCAAGCGCATCAATTTCCCCGGCTAATAAACAGCGATACATAAACTGCTCCGGAGTAATACATCCGGCCGCTTTAATGGATTGCGCATCCCGAAAGTTCGGTTCAATGGTATTGTTAATGATAACCAGTTCATTGAATTTTTTGGTATCAAAATCAACTCCATTTTTGGTCACTTTCATCGCTGCCTTACGATAGGAGGCATAATCATCCCCGGACATTGCCTTGATTTTAAACGGAATTTTATTTCCATTTTCATCAACAAACCGGCTGGATAAATATACCTCCTTCGTCAGGTCGTTAACAGGGTTTTTTATAAGGAACTCACTTAATTGCATTTTTCTACCTCACTACTAATTTAATTTTTACTGCGGGTCAGTAAATTTAGTCAACATTTCGGCGTCATCAAAAGTGAAGCTGGCCGATTCATCAAGGGCATCCGCTTCCGTATCAAATTTCGCCAAAGTGGTCGCGTCTAAATTACAGTTATATAGAGCCATTGTTTGCGTACCAACCGTAGAGGTCGGGTCTGCGTTGATAATTACTAGGGTGAAGAAAACATCCTTTCCCGTTTTAATATAATCAAGCATCAATTTACGCATACGGCTGGATACATAGTACATTGTTAAAGTACCAGTACCGCTCCAACCTACTGTCTTGCTTTGCGTACCGCGTTTGCCAAGAGTGCGAACTTCCGCTTTACGCTTCGTGGCGGTGGCTTCAATGGATTTCGCTTCAAACAATTCTACTACTTCACCATTGATAGTGGCAATAGCTTTCGCCTCTTGCCCACTAATGACATCGCCAGCTCTTAAAAATGTATTTTGTGCCATTTTATTTTTCCTCCTAGCGCGTGCGCACCGTCATATATAATTTTTCCATAGCATCTACCGGCGTTAAAGCCCAATCGCAAATAACGTCTTCAATGTTTTGGCCTTTAATTACTGAAATATCTTCCGAGCCATCAAAATCAGTGATAGCGCGTAGCCCTTCTAATTGTTTACCAAAGGCAATTAAATCAGCTTTAAAGGTATTGCGGCCGTCATCATCATTATCAACCTTGCCCGCATAAGATTTTTCCCACGTTAATTTAGTGGTATTGTTAATCTCATCTAGGCAGCGAATAACGCGGTTTTTGGCGTATTCTTTACCCTTTTTGGGAACAAATGATTTAAAGGTATTGATATCTTGTTCAACCACTACCACATCATCGTCACGGCGGGAAAGAATAAATTTACCGGATTGGAGTGCTTCTTTAATTTCCGCGTCCGTTAATTCTCCAACAATTTCAACCGCGTCCGTTAATTCTCTAAAAGTATTAGATTCATTAACAGCCGCTCCGGCAGTCATACCGGCAACGGTGGCGGCAAAAATATATTTAGTGACGGTTTCGGAAGAAGTTTTATAACCTTGCGATACCGAAATAATACCTTCGTAATCAGCGGTCGGGTAGTCAACTAAAACAGCTTGACATTTTTTACCTAATTCATCACGCATATGACGAATAAAAGTGGTTACCTGAGCACCGATATTTTCAAGTTGAAGCGGAACGCCCATCGTGTTCCATTTCATTTTTTCCACTTTTGAAAAGTAAGAGGTCAACGCTGCCGCGCTTACCGTTCCGTTAGTACCACCAGTAAGGGCCACGCCGGCAGAGGCCGTTAATTCGCCTTCACCAGTAAAATCAACCCAGTCATTTGATACCAACTCAGCCACCGTAGAAACCACTTGTTCATCTTTTAAGCCATCATCTAAAAAGGTTTGAACTTTAAAATTAGTGTCATCGGCAACAACTGCCACCGTCAAGCGGTTACCAACCACCCCGGCATATTTCGCCGCAGCAGTTAAATTCCCGATGGTCGTGGTAGCTTTTGTTCCGCCAGCATCAGCGCGATAAATATACGCTTTATAGGCGTATTTTAAAGCTTCCCGAAATACAAGGGATTCGGCATTAAAAGCATCATAACCGATTTTAGCAACAGAATTGCCATTAAGCAAATCTTCGCTGAGCAGGGTAATGATAGTATCCTGCGGACCCCATTCCATTGCTACCGGCATAGTTACTATGCCGCGTTCGGCAACGGTCATCAAGGGTTTGGGCACGCTTTCAAAGTTAATATACGCGCCCGGACGTACTTTGTTCATTGCTACGAATGTTCCGCCAGCCATTAGTCTTCCTCCTTAATTTCAGCAGAATTAGTCAATGTTTCCATTTTATCCTTCATCTCCTGCTCTTGTTTAATCCTCATACGAAAATTTATAAAAAATTGGAGCACTCCGTCAACTATTTGATAATTCATATCCCGACCCCGTAAAGGGAAACCCGCTACCGTTATAGTATCCAGCGCCCACATCAGGTCCGTTCCCATTTGCTCCAATTCGCCATATTTTGAATTAAAATCTTGTGGAAGGCGATATCTTATGTTTACTTGATAATAAATCCAGCCACGCGGACCTAAATCACGCTCGTGGGAAGTATTTATGGGAAGGATAAAAAAATGAGGATAGCGAACGCCTTGTTCAATTTTTTCCTTATAAACAGTGACGTCTAAAAATATGCTTTTTAACTTAGCAGCTATCGCACTTCTAATTCCTTCTCCTATAAGCATTAGCGGCCTTCCTTTTTATTTAATTTTAATAAAAATTCTTTAAAAGCTTTATCAAATCTTTTTGGCAACGCGTCCTGTACTTCTTGAATGCTTACTGTCGCCATAAAATATCCGTCAACCCATCCTATTCTATTTTGTTTAGTGTGCCCATATTCAATAAATGAGGCATACTCTAACGGATTTTTTATAACTACAATAAAATTATTCCCCTTTTTAATCACCCCGTTTTCTATTGTCCAAGCATTTCTTAGCGCGCCTGTATCTACCGGAGTTCTTAATTTTATTTTACGAAGCGCCCGCATTGCCTGCTCATAAAGGAAATCTTCTAAAAATTGGCGGAAGTCTTTTTGTACGGCTATATACTGGTTTTTTAATCCTTCCAATTCCCCGAAATCTGCTGGCATTAGGCCTCTCCTGTTTGGGTTAAATTTACCTCCACGTGGTTCACATATACTGCCGGCAGGGCAGCAATACCCTCTAAAACCTGTATTACTTCGCCATTTTCGCCCATTTTAAGGGCTTTTACCTTGTCCCCCTTATGGATGTCCACCCCGAGGTCAAAAAACAATTTTACGGCGAAATTAACGGGGCTAACATCTTCTTGCGTAGCATCACGGCTATCGTTATTCACAAAAGAAACACGGCATTTATACTCAGCCACCGGCTCATCAACTACCGCTTTAACAGAACCATCATCATCCAAAACTTCTTTATATCGGCTGATGATAGCTTTATCTACATACATTTTTTGAAGATGCTTTCTAGTCCAACCTACTCTTAAAAGGGTTCCCATTTGACCCTCCGAAATTTATTTAATTGCTCCCGGTAGTTTTGAATAAAAGCATCTAAATCAACTACGTGACCAGTTCCACTTTGAGTATTACTCACCGATACCGTAGTATCCCCCATATTGACGGAGGCGGGTGCTCCGTTTACCGGCTCGCCCGTCTCCGCCGCGTTAAAGGATTTGACAATATCGCAGGCCATATTGGCCCAAGTGAAGCGCAAGGCATCCGGTACTTGCTTGATGTTACAGTAATTCAAGATAACCTGTTGGGCTTCTTCAATTGCTAAACATATCATATCCGCCGGGATATCATTATCGTGCAATTTATGAGATACAAGCGTCTTCACTTTTTCCATTTTGTCTTATCCTCTTTTGCGTCCTTTCGTAGGAGGTAGTTTTTCCTTAGCAGCGGCGTCCTTACGCGCCTCTACTTTAGATTGTTTTGCTTCTTCGGCAACTACATCTTCTGCAATCACCGTACCGCCGATTTTTTTAAGCTCTTCTACGTCCTTAGAATCCGCCATTACTACGGAGTTCGCCGGGCATAGTTCGCCATTATATTTAATCGTACGGGCAAAGGTCATCTTGACCATAAAACGCCTCCTTATTAGGCAACTTTCAGGGTATAGATGTCATCCATCCGTTCAAAGGACGGTAACACGATTTCGCTTACGCTGGTGATGATATTTACCGGGAGCGATTCTTTTTTCGTTAAAATCGCAATACCAGTATTTACCACAGACACAGAAGCGTCAGCCAATTGACCACCCATCAAGTCGGCCTCTTCGGGGGTCGTTCCAAAGAAAGTTTGACCCAGCGCGTAGCCCGGCAAGAACGTGACGTAATCATCCGGGTAGAATTGCTGTTGTTGACCGGCTTCGTCTTTGTACATTTTGTCGTAAACTACGAAGGTCACGCCAACTTTAGTGAGGAAGTATTGTTGGAGCATAGAATCGGTTAAAATGATATGTTGACCGCTGAGGGTATTCATATCTTTTTTAATCGCTTCGTTGTTCAACAAGTAGCCCCACGTTTTAGTCGTTACAATAGCGCGGGTAATTTCCACACCGTAGTTCATCCGTTGGTGGCGTTTTACATCCAAAATATCTTTCACCGGGTTAGCGGTGGCGGTTTGGTCCCATTTGGCAGTCGTGGTGAGCGCAGCCGTGTTAGCCCTTCTCCACGTACCGTTCGGGTCATAATCGTAATTATACGTTACGCCGCCTTTAGCGGTAGGAGCAGCGATTTGAATTTGCCCGTTTACGAGCAAGCCCATACGCATTCTTTCCGGTTGTACCAACGCGCCAGAGACCAAGTTAGCAGCATCAGCATAAATGCGGCC